CACACCGTTACCGTTTGTTACTGATAGACCTGCTCCGCTAGCTGAAAGCACTCGAGCAGCTACTGTGCCCGCCGCTGTTTTTGCAATTAAGCCGTAACCCGCAGTCTCAAGTGAACCCGATGTACCGTTTAGAAATAATGAGAACTTACCTTGAGCACCGCCATCAGTGATCCCAATACCAACACCAGTTCCGAAATAACGACTATTAGGCAGGGTCGGCTCATTGTTTACTGTCAGGAATGTTTGAGTTTGTGAAGGACTAGAAACTAATTGATTAACCGTAGCTTGAACAGTCTCGCCGTTTTGAACAATCGGTACTAATTCAGCACCAGTAATTGGTGAAGGAGCTACGGGGAGTTGGCTGATTCTGACGTTCATGGTGATAAATTGTCCAAATTTCCGTTCAAGTCATCTTCTGAAGTTTCAGGTGCAATACCGTATTCTCCAGAAGTACCTTGTGTTACATTGTTCGGTGTATTAACGACGTTAGGATCAGTCGTAATAGCGTCATTATAAACTGCGATGTCTGCATCGGGGCGCGGAAAACGAATAGTAATTTTTTCAGGCTGACGGGCGGGTAAACGGTATGGGTCAAATTGATCAGAACACCCATAAATGCAAACGCGCAACGCAGGAATATTTCCGTCATTGACAATGTCCGTATAGGCGCGTTTAAATTTACATCTATCACAAATAGCGATAGAAAGTGCATTATTACCTTTTGTATCAAGCCATTTAGGCATTTTGAACCCCCTCAAAATACAAGCGAGTTACTTTTAATAATGACCTAATTCTGCAAGTTTTAAGATAACTTTCTAACCTTTTTTGTTTACCTTCTTCAGATATCTTACCATATCCGATTTTCTTTCTAGAAACATGAGAAGCAATTGCAGCCTTTTTTCTTTTATCTGATATTTTCTTAGCAAAAGAAGGGTCTTTCATTTTTTCTTTAAAACAAGAATTGTAATCTATGATAGAAGTCTTATCGTATTGACCCTTAGCTCTTTTAGTTGCAGCCATTTGTAAAACTGCTTCATGATTACTCATAGGGTTCATATAACCGCTATCTAGCACGTTTGTTAAAGTGTTAAACTTACGGAAATAAGATATTAGCAACGCTTCTTCATCTAACGCTTGCTTTTCACTTTCAAATTCAGCCAATATAATAGCTTTGAAACCATGTTTATTAACTACATGATTCCAATGTTTGTTTCTGTAATCTTTGTCATACGCGCGTTTGTCTTTTCCTTTACCTACGTAAAAGATTTCTCCAGACGGTTTTGTATGCGCGTATACGTAGTACATATTTTACCTAGTGTATGGTGAAATATTAGGTGCAAAATAGATAGGAGACTTATCCCTGTTCTCGTTTTGAGCCATGAGTAAGTGCTTCTCGTACTGTTGCTCTGCGTATGTGATTCTACCTGCATCCACTTGAGGCAATTCGCATGCCATCTGGTGCGCTAATCCCCATTGAATCGCGAGGTAGAAGTATTGCGGAATTTCAATTTGACCGCTCAAATCACCTACGTCTTGAATATAACGGTTAAGCCAGAGTTCAATCTGAGGCTGAATAGAGTTAGGCACTGGCCACACTTCCATATTCGGCTGAGGGATTGTACGGTTAAACCAGTATTGCAGTGGGCGTAACGCTTGAAATTGACGGTTAGGCAGGTTTGAGTAATCATCCCTGTTCATACGTGCCATGGGGATTGCCACGGGCATGGTACCGAATTGAACTTGGTATACACCCATGTTTACGCCAGAGATCTGCTGAATTCTCCAGTATGGTTGAGTAACCGTAGCTTCTAAATCATAATATAACCATTGACCAGCGACCCAATTTACGGCTCCAGGAGCTTCAACAGTTTCCCATGTTGAGCCATCGCTAGACGCTTGAATTTGAATCGTAACTGAACCAGTAACCGCAGGTAGGATACCTACGGTGTTAATATAAAGAGGATTACCTGAGCCGCCGTTAATACCGATTGCGCCAGTGTTATTGCTGAGTTGGCAAACATTTTGTCCAGTCCCGTCAAACGCATTAGCGGTTACGCCTGATGTGCTGTATGAGCCTGTAGTAATATTGGTAGTTGTGCGATAGTTGGCGTTCAATACGTCAACAGTGCCGACTGGTAGGTAGTAATAAGTTTGGTCAGGGATTAAGCCAATGACGACTTTATTAATTGCCCAATAGTTAATACCCCAGTTAGTGAGGCTTGAAAGCAAATAATAAAGACTGGTCTTTGCGGCGTTTACCTGCTCAACGGTTAATTCTTCAGCTAACTTACCAGCGCGACGAGCACCATGATCAATAAGATCCTGAACGCTGACGACTGTTTGACCTACTGTTCCGCTAGTACTCATTTCACCATCCTGGACATTTCCATCGTTTTAAAGATGCCTTAGCGCGAGGTGCGTCACCTTTTGATTTTTTGACAACACCTGACATTCTAGCACAGAATGAATCTTTTCTTGCACCACCTTCGGGTTGAGGAGCTTTTAAGTGTGATCCTGTTTCCCTGTTGTACTTAGCACGACCTTTAGCAGTGAGACCAGCACCTTTAGAAGTAGGCAGCTTTTCGCCTTTCTTAATTGAAAGACTTACGTCGCCACCTGTTTTCTTTTTAGCCGTTTTAGCTGATTCAATAAATGCCTCTTTAGTAGGCGCACCTTTAGAACCAACTTTACGCATTCTTTCACCAGAACCAGCTTTAATGCGTTCTTGCTTGGCATGAATGTTAGCATAAAGACCATTCTTAGCCATGATTACCAGTTCTTAATCTTTTTTGTAGATCCGCCGCTAGATTTCTTTTCCAAAATCTTATTTGCTTTTGCATCAATCTTTGATTTGCTTGACTCTGAGAGTTTTCCTGCTTTGACAGCTTGAGTAGCGCGTGCCTTAGCATTCGCTGCGTGGGCACGGTCAGGCATAGGATATTTACGCTCTCCTGGTAAACCAAAATCTGACTTAGGCAATGACTTGCGAGTCTTTGTAGTCAGTTGACCGCCAGCTTTCTTGCTGCTTGCGGCTCGCTTTTCGCTATACGCGATTGCTACGGCTTGCTTAACTGGCTTACCCGCCTTGACTTCAGCGGAGACATTATGCTTAAAAGCCTTTTCAGATTTTGATTTGATTAATGGCATGATTATGGAGTTACGTTAGCAGGTTGATCAGCTTGAATCAATAGTCCTTCAGCATACATTGCAACGTGCTGTGTTGAACTGTCACTTGTTGAAAACAAAAACTGAAGATCAGTCTTTGGACCAAACACGTTTGCGCAATACCTATGAACATCCATAAATAATGTAAAGCTAACTTGCGCGGCAGAAAGTGATGCTGCTCCAAATTGTTGAGTCAGCAAATTGTAAAAAATATACACGTTTGAAGACAAAGAGCTACCTGACCAGCAGTTAATACGACGCAAATAGAAATTAAATCCATTAGGTACTGAATATACAGTCATTTGACTACGACCTAAACCAGCATTGATTTGACCGTAGGTGGTTGAGCCGTTTTTAACTGTAATTGTACCTACGTTAGTAGTTTGACCAGTTGCAGGCGTTGTCATAGCTACGCTATTAATGCGTAAATATTGATTAACAGTAGTTACGCCAGTAGTGCCATTCAAAGTAACTGATTCAGAAATCGCATTCCAGTTTGCATCTAATCCGTTAACAGTTACTTTTGCTGGAGAAGCATCCGTAGCGGATGAACTAACTACAGTCATTGTTAAAGCGGAAGCTGGAAAAGTGTAAGTCGAAGCATTTTCCCATAGCGGAATTTGTGTTCCTGCTACGGCAGCATTATAACCATTTATATTAACATTACTGTGACCGTACACTTCATTACGGTTGACTTGAAGGTCAAACGGTTCAGATGTACCCGCACGAGTAATTGACGAAACTGTTGCAGTCATATCTCATTCTCCAAAATTTAAGAAGGCGGGGGCGAACCCCCGCGCAATCTTAGTAATTACACTTACCGCCTGCTTTTTTAGCAGTAGACACCTTAGTCGTGTGCACTTTATGCGCATGACCGCCATGAGCCATATGTTCCTTGTGGGACACATGACCACCATGGGCGTGGTGCTTGGTAGAGTGTTTGTGATGAGATACGTGACCACCATGAGTCTCATGAACTGAATGATGCTTGTGATGAGCTACGTGACCGCCATGTTTGTAACCAGCAACGCCTTCCTTGATAGAACCTGTACCAGCTTTCTTTGTAGGCATTTTTGCGCCGTCATGAACCAAAGTATTCTCATAACGATTAGCAACGCTACCAGACACAGTGCCACCTTTAGCGAACTTCTTGAGGTGACCACCGCGCTTATAGCCTAAACCTTCAACACCGCCTGTTTTGGTGCTGAAAGACTTAGTTTGCTTAGCTTGATGAACTTTGTCTTTGACGTCGATTTTTGGCTTTAGAGTAGTCTTGGTTTCAAAACGGTCAATAACTGCACCGCCATCTTTCTTATACATCTTACCGCCCATGCACATTTTGGCTTCATGCTTGTGGTGCTCATGCATCTTTTTGTGATGCGCAGAACCGCCTTCTTTGTGCTTAGCAGCGTGATGCTTAGCCATTGCCTTGTGATGCTCATGTGAGCCTACAGGATGACCAGAAATGTGGTGAACCTTACCGCCGTGTTTGTATCCTGGACCTTCAATACCTTCGGTCATATGCTTAGGATTACGACGAGTAGCTTCAATTCCACCAGCCAAGCCGCCCATTACATTTGGACCAGCTTTTGGAGCGCGACCACCAGCTTTTAAACCATGATGGGCTGATTTAGCCTTCATACTTTCATGATGCTTGAGTTCTTTTTGAACGCGCTTAATTTCAGCATGTTCATTGCGCTCTTCTTTACGTCCACCGCGAATTTCTTTTTCAACGCGTTTGAGTTCAGCTTTTTCGTTACGAATATGACCGCCCATGGCGTGCTTTTTGGCACGACCACCGCGCTTCATACCGTCACCGACTTCATCTACTGAAGGCTCGGTTGTGAACATTTTTGGTTCACGCATAAATTTACTAGTTGCCATGGTGTTTATCTCCTATTAGGCTTGGTTTACACCGAGTGCACCGAGGCGAGTAGCGTTTGGACCAACCGCGATCGCAGGTACAGCCAATGAACATACTAAACGACGAACACCGTTAG